GCGACGAGGATTGGTTCGGCTCGTGAGGGTTGTGATCGAATCGGACCGGGATCTCGTGAGTGAGGGTGCGGCGGTCGCTCTTCGATTCCTCGAGCTCATTGAGTCCGGCGAGGATCGGCTTCAGTCGACGGGCGCGAAGGCTTGCTTCGCAGACGGGAACGGGAAGGAGTGGGAGGCGATCCGCACGATCGACGGTGTTCGGGTTGTTGCTCGTTTGGGGCGTCCATTGTGAGCGACGACTTCGATGCGGCTGCAGCGGCTCGAGCTCGTCGCCGGCGGTGGGAGAACAATACCGATCCGATTCAAGGCGAGCTCGAGGTCGATCGGTGCGTCGCTTGCGGGAAGCGCGGCGATCTCCTTTGCGACGGTTCTTATCTTGACGGGTGCAGTGAGTGCGCATCGAAGGGAACCGACCAGGGCGGCGAACCGTGCGAGGCTTGCGGAGGAGCCGGAGCTATTCGGCGGACGTGCGACGCGGTTCTCTGTCGAAAGTGTGCGGTGACGCCACGGACGCCGGTCCGCGGGATCGTGTGCTCGAGGGGGCGCGGGAAGGGTCGTGGCTGTCAGCCCTTCGAGCTCCGCTCTGACTACTGCCCTGAGTGCGTCGAAGCGGGTCGAGTTCAGGGCTACACGTCTCCAGGTTAAGAAACTCGTTGACGCATTCCGTCACGCGGCGCTATGTGGCCACTATGAACGCAATCGCAAACCAACATTGCCAGCATCCCCCGACCGTGAGGGCTTGGGTGTAGCTGGCGTTTTGCGTGAGCTCTCAAGCCCCGGCTAGTCGCTGGGGCTTCGTCGTTTTTGACAACTGATTTCGGAGTGTAGGCTAGTGGTAAGTCGCGCGGTTTGGGACCGCGAGATCGCAGGTTCGATCCCTGTCACTCCGACTGAGTCGCGGCCCGTGAGGGTCGATTCCGGCGCTTGCGCGTCGGTTGTTGCGAGTGCGAGCTCGCCGGCTCACCCTTGAGGCGTAGCTCAATGGCAGAGCACCGGGATTTGACTCCGGTTGTTGCAGGTTCGATCCCTGCCGCCTCAACCTCTACGGTGGCTGTAGCTCAGCGGTAGAGCGGGCGCTTGTGACGCGTCTCGTCGCGGGTTCAAATCCCGTCAGTCACCCCTTGGCTAGACTCGCCGGCGAGAGGGCGTATCCTTGAGAGGAGAACGCGACTCTCTCCCGGCGAGCAATGCACCAACTAGCGACAGAAGAAGCGGTCCGATTCGAGGAGGTCTTCCTCGAGCGTCTAAAGGAGGCCTTCGCCGGCGATCCCGAGGGGCCTTCGACGGACGAATTCGCAGAAGGGTGGCTCGAGGAGATCGAGGCAAAGTGTCGCCGACGACTTCGCATCGTGTCGACGGTCGGAGAGAGCGAGGAGCGTCGCCAACTTGTCCTCGAGGAGTGCGCGAAGGATCCGGTCGCATGGGGGAACGATTGGGTGTGGACGTTCGACCCGCGGCTCGTGTCGATCGGGCTCGACCCGTATGTCCCCTTCGATCTCTTTCGTCGGCAAGAGACGGTGATCCGGGCGTGCGAGCTCGCCGAGAAGTACGGTCGCGACTTCTGCATTCTCAAGGGGCGCGATACCGGGATCTCCTACGTGGTCCTTCTCTACATGCTGCATTGCTGGCGGTTCAAGCCGGGATGGGTCGGCGGCGTCGGAACGATGACGCTCGACGATCTCGACTCGAAGGACGACCCAAACTCACTGATGGAGAAGCTCCGAATCATGCTTCGGATGCTCCCATCGTGGATGCTTCCGAAGGGCTTCGACTGGCGGAAACACGCGGTCGCGAAGAAGCTGATCAACCCAGAGAACGGAGCGGTGATCTCCGGCGACATCGGGCCGAACATGGGCCGGTCCGGTCGCTCCGCGTTCTACCTGGGCGACGAGTTCGCCCACGTTGTTCACGCGGCGGCGATTATCTCCGCGCTCGCCTACAACTCTCGAGCTACCTGCTTTGTGTCGACGCCGTCGCCGCTCGGTCCGGCGAACGTGTTCTCGCAAATGTGCCAGAGCGGGAAGTATGAAGTGATTGAGGTCGGTTGGGAGCACGACCCGCGGCGATCGGTCGAATGGTACGAGAACGAGCGTGCGACGCGTCCAGCGCACACCGTCGCCGTCGAGCTCGATCGAGACCTAACCGGCGCGGCGGTCGGGACGCTCATCCCTGGCGTTCACGTCAACGCGTGCGTGAAGCTGTACCAAGAGCTCACGGCGAAGCATCCGCTCGAGCTTCAGAAAGCGCTTGCGGGTCTCCCGGTGACGGCTGGCCTCGACCCTTCGGACGGTGGGTCAAATGAGACGGCTCTCGCGCGGCGCTGGGGGCCTCTGGTCGACATCAATCAGGGATGGCTCGACAAGGACACCGGCGAGAGCACGGATCACGCTGTCGGTCTTCTGCTCGAGAAGGACGAGGGGCTTCGCGAGGAAGGAGAGCTCGATCTCACTGAGATTCGCTACGACGAAATCGGCGTCGGCGCGGGCGTTCGGACGACAGCGAATCGCCTGATGAAGAAGGCGCAAGAGGACGGCGAGTCTCTCGGGTTCGTCTTCACTCCGATCAACGTCGGTCACGGCGCGACGACGGAGATCTACCCAGACGACCCGGAGAAGTGCGCGGAGGAGCGCTTCGCGAATCTGAGGGCGGAGCTATGGTGGAACATCGCGGTCCGCGCAGAGCGCACCTACCGCTACATTGAGAAGGGCGATCGATCGCTCCCGCTTGCGACGCTCCTCGCGATTCCAGACGACCCCGTTCTCAAGGCTCAGCTATGCGCGCCGAAGAAGGAGTATCGGGCGTCGACGAGATACGGAACGCGGGTCGCGATCGAGTCGAAGAAGAAGATGAAGGACCGCGGCATTGAGTCGCCAGACCGGGCGAACGCGGTAATGATGGCGTTTGCGGACTCGTGCGCGGGCGAGGGCGATTTCTGGATCGGTGATATTTAGTTGTTGACAACGGAAAGCGTTGTGCTATCTTCCACTCATCGGACGGGCAGTCCGACACTTGAACCGAAGGAAGACAATGATCGTACTACTCACCGCAATCGCCAACCCGTCCCGCTTCGCTCGCTTCACATGGTCCGACGATCTCAGTGACTGCGATTTCGTCGCCGGCGATATGACGGACGACGAGCTCGACCGCATCTTCGACGCGAAAGGCCATGAGGGCGCAGCGGTCGAAGGCTATACGGTTGAAATTCGATAATTCTTGACGGGTGCGAGCGCGCTCCCTCACTCTTGGGTCTCGCCGGCGCTATGTGGCGCGACTCTCCAACCCATGGGGTTTACATGAAACGCTTTCTCCTTCTCGCAACTGCAGTCTGCATGGTCGGCTGTGATACCGGTCCGCCTCCCGACGATCCCGGCGGCGCAGAAGTTGAGCTCGCTGAGCTCGCTGAGCTCGAGGTCGACGAGTCCGTCGACGCAGAACCCATCGTCGGCGAGTCCGTCATCGATTCGGTCGAGTTCTCGTGGCGTCCGGATGCGGTGACGAGTGCGGAGCTCGTCGCCGATTTCGTCGCTGTCGACGCGGTCCCTGATCCGGCGTCTTTCGCCTACAGTCGCAGCGAGCTAGCGGCCAGCGACGGTCCTCCGTGGTCCCCGCATATGGGGTATGCGACCGGCGAGTCGTGCGGTGAGCTCCTAGCGATGCTCAGTGAACCGGGTCACGTTCAGTTAGAGTAGCTGCGGCCACTCTTCCCGGCGAGCTTCTCACGCGACCGTGAGCGGCGATCGAGTTGGGTAGGGTGGCGGATGGCGGTGAGCTCCTCGGGATTGGGGAGCTCTTCGTCGTTTTTGAGGTTTGTGCTTCTTCTTGTTGACAACGGAAACAGCCGTGCTAGGTTCTCTCTTGTCGACAGGGCAGTCGACCGCAACCGAAGGAACGTCAGATGACACGAACATACGAAGAAGCCGCTCTCAAGATCATCACCCCGCTCGTTGGTCTCCTTCGCGCGGACACGAGCTACCGAAACACTCTCGGGGCTCGAATGCTCGTCCTCACGTTCGCTCACCGGACCGAGTTCTACACGTGGCACGGATCGGGTGACGGCTTCTCATTCTCAGGCACTATCTGACTCAAGACGGATCGCACCAACAACATTGCGCCTGACCTCACAGCGGGCGCAATCCTCATCGAAGCTCGGAAGCTCGGGCTCGATGAGTTCGGCCTCTCCCGGCTCTCGATGGCTCGCGCCGTCGAGCTCCTTCCCAATCATCACAACGTTGAGGACGTCTTCGTCGCTCTCTGCCTTTCTGGCGAGCTCCCCGGATCGAAGGCGCGCGGGAATCGGTTCTCCTGATCTCGAGCTTTTCCACCGTCGCCCCGTACTGGTTCGCCGGACGGGGCTTCGCTGGTAGAGGCTCCCCAGTTCGGCGGAGCGACTAACCGAAGGAGGCCAAGTGGCTAACGGAATTATCAGTGTCGGAATCGTTCGCAACATCGAATCGAACACGATTGTGGTGCGGATCGAGGACTCAACCGGGCGCGTTGCGGAGGCGACGGATCCGGGCGGCGACATCACGCGAATTAAGGCGCTCGAGACGGCGGCGAACGACGCAGCAAACCGCTTCATCAACGCGGATCGTCTCATGGGCTTCGCTCTTGCGAATGCAGGCTTCTAAATGAGCGAGTATCTCAAGCGCTGGATTGCAAACGGCGAGACGGTCACCACTGCGTCTCTCGATGCGCTCACGGAGGAGGGCCTCTCCTTTGCGCAAGAGCGCATCGGCGGAAAGACGGTGTTCTCTTGTTCGATGGGCGCAGACCAAGCAGAGGCTCGATCGACTAGCGGTCAGGTAGCGCGAGGCTTCGCTCTCAACTCTCTCCGGAAGAAGCTCGGCAAGCGGCACGGGATCGAGGTCGTTCGGTGACTCCATCGCCTGACGATCTTCCCGCGGGTTACTACTGGGACGGCGACAGCGTGTTCAGCCCCAAGGGTCGCTGCATCGGTCGAGTGTATGCGAGAAACCAGAGTGACCCGGATTGCTGGCGTGCATACACTTCAGTCGACGGTGTCTTAGCGGCTGTGGTGGAAGGTCAACGAACGGCGTACCTCCCATCAAGGGAGAGGGCTCGCGCGGTCCTCGCAAAGCGTCTCCGAAGCACGCACTGAGAGCTCGCCTGAGCTCCTCGAGGCTAGCGCCGCTCTCTCCGGGCGGCGTTTCTCGTTCGTGAGACGGGAGAGCCGCTGGTTGCGCGTCTGGGCGCTCAGAGCTACCGTGCGAGGCGTTCGGATCTCGACCGGACATACTCGAGCTCTGAGAACAATGAACGCGATTCAAGCGCTACGCTTTCGACTGACGGGCGTCCTCCCCGCTGATTATCTCGCCGGCGAAGACAAGGAAGTGAGCGCCGCTCTCGAGAAGGCGGCTCCCACTCTCGATCTGCCTGTCGAGCTCCCGTTCTGGCAGGGGGACAAGAGCATCACGATCGGCGACGTGATTCCGCTCTCTGCTCGAGGGCGACCGGTGATCACGAATTGGACGGAGGCGAAAGCAATTCGCGACGGGCTCAAGGTGTCCGTGTGGGTCTTCGCCTGCATCTACCGGATCGCGAAGTCGCTTGCCTCAGTGCCGATCTACGTTGAGCGTCGCGTCCGCGGGTCGGAGGAAGAGTGGGAGCCGGTGAAGGGTCGTCACCCGCTCGGAGAGCTCATCAACAACCCGAATCCGTTCTGGTCCCGCCAGGACCTATTCGAGCGCGCGGTCTTTCACCTGATGCTCTCAGGAAACACGCTCTTCACGAAGATTCGAGCTCGAGGCGTTCCTCGTGAGCTCTGGCTTATCTCGCCGGACTTGCTCAAGCCGATCGCCAGCCCGACGGAAGTTGTTGAGGACTACCTCTTCAAGCCTCCGCAGGGGAACGAAGAGCGAATCGCAGCGGGCGACGTGATCCACGTCCAGCTAACCGATCCGGCGAATCCGCTGTGGGGAATGTCTCCGCTCCTCGTGCTCGCACGCACCGTCGATATGGACGTCGCGTCTGAGGACCATCAACTCTCGAGTCTCCAGAATCAGGCGGTGCCGAGCGGGCTCCTCGTCTTCAACAAGTCGCTAAACGGTCCGCAGAAGACAGAGCTTGAAGAGCGAGTTGCAGAGCGTCGATCCGGTCCGCGGAACGCTCGGCGGACGATGGTCCTGTCCGGTCGTGAGGCGTCGTATCATCAACTTGGACTGTCTCCCGTCGAGATGGACCTTCTCGAAAGTCGGAAGGCGACGAGACAACAGATCTGCTCCGTCTTCGGCGTTCCTCAAGTGCTCGTCGGAATCTTCGAGGATATGGCGCTCGCGAACGCGAACGTCTCCCGCCTCATCTACTGGGAAGAGACTGTGATCCCGCTCATGGTCGACTTCATCGAAGCGCTCAACCGGTCGCTCTCTCCAGAGTTCGGCGACGACGTCCGGCTCGCTCCGGACTTCTCGAGAGTCCCGGCGCTTCGGGAGCTCCTCGTTACGCTCGCCGACACGGCGAAGAAGTATCACGATATGGGCGTCCCGTTCGACCACGTGAACAAGCGGCTAGGTCTCGGCTTCGACCCGTTCCCAGGTTCGGATACGTCGTGGGTTCCGTCGGGCAAGGTTCCTGCAGAGCTCGCGCTCTTCGATGCGGTCGAACCTGATCCGTCGCTTTCACTCCCCGCCGGCGAAGGCGGCGACGATGGAGACGACGGCGAAGGGACGCCGGACCCACTCGAGGAAGTCGACGACGACGCCGGCGAAGTCACGGACAACCCGCTCGAGGAAGCGAGCTCGACGATCATCGATCTTCTCGAGCGGAAGCGGGCGTGAATCCGTTCGGTCGAATCAGCGGGATTCGAGATCTGGAGATCCTAACCCACTCGGACGGGTGCCAGTGCGACGGGTGCGGAATGAAGCGACTCGAGCGTGGGAGGGTAGAGCTCAAGAGTTCTCTTGAGGTCGACGGGCGGCTCGAGGCGATTCGCCCAATGGTCGTCGACCCTCGAGGGAAGTCTCTCGCGTGGTTCTTCGAAGACATCGCGGAGCTCGAGGATAGCTTCCGCGGGATCTGGCTCGAGTCGTTCTTTCGAGCACGCCAGAAGTCGATCAAGGGCAAGACTACAGACGCGGAGCTCGTGAACCGTCAGACGTGGTTCGCGGCGTCGACGGCGTGGAAGAGTGTAGAAGCGGAGCTCGCTCTCTTGCGACGCATTGACGAGGGCAAGGGAGAGCCTCTTCGCATCGTGCACACTGACGCGGCAAAGGAGGAAACGGATCGCGACCGGCTCGGAGCGAGTCAGACGTCTCCCCTTCCGCGTCCTCCGGGCGGCGGTGGCGGCGAGCCGGTTCCGGGGCCTACGACCGTGAGGCCTCTTCCTCCTGGTGTCTACAAGCCGATCCCGTTCAATACGCGGAACGTTCAAAGCGTGATGCTTGCCCAACTTAACGCGCGGGAGCCGCGGGTCGTTCGCTGGCTCGTGTCGACCGTCAACGCAGAAGCGAAGGCGATCAAATTCGAGGAGCTCCGCAATGCGGTTCGCGACGGAGAGCTCCCTCGAGAGTGGGCTACCCGGTGGCGTACGGCGTATTCCAAGTTTGTGAACGAGCGACTCGCTCCTCAGTGGGAACGCGTCTTCGAGCAGTCGATCGCGATGCAGGCTCGGCGGTATGCGGCGGTTCTCGGGATCGAAGGGCCGGGGCTGACGAATATCCTCCGGAGGGTCGACGTGTGGGCG